ATTTTTAAATTTTACTTGGCTTCCAGACAAGCTGGTGGTTACTAAATCTGTAGTAAAGCTACTAATTCCATTATAGAATCTAATTATTCTTGAAGAATCAAAATCTACTTCCTTATTAACAGTTACAGTTATATCTGATAACTGAACTGAAAGAGCTGGATTTTTAGTCATTATATGATAGGCTATATCGGATTTTGATAATGAATTATTGAACTTTGATGTCCCATAATCTGCTTCAAGTTCATTAATAAGTTCTGTTTTTAAAATTCCAGAAGAAATATCAGTTTTGCTTGAATCGTAAGAAACAGAAATTTCAATAGATCCAGTAAAAATATCTGGCTCAAGATAAGTTACATTAATTCCAGATATTGATTTGTTTTTTAATGTACTCGATAAAGATTCAATTTGTGTTGAATTTGCATCAAGATCTATTATAGAATAGTAAACAGTTCCATAATTGTTGTTATAATCTTCTCCATCAAATACGGATATTGAATTAGCAATATCAGTATATGTTGAAACATAAGAAGAATTTGCTATTTCAGCTTCATAGTCGCTTTTTGTAACAAGAGCCGTATTGCTGTAATATCTGGTTCCTATGTACTTGAGATAGTCTATATCAGGTTCATCAAATCCGCCATAAGAAGAAACTGAACTAACAGAAACATCTGGTATGCTCAAAGTATTGTTAGATTTAAACTCGTCTATTGAGGTAAAGGTTATATTATTACCTTCTTCACCTGAAGCAACAACATAAGAAATCTTAACTGAATCGGTAGAGATTACGGATTTTCCTATTGAATTTATATCTTGGCTGGTAACATCTTTTCCAAATTTTACATAATAATGTTCTCCGCTCTTTACTACAAAGAACACTTCAGAATCTTCATTTGTTCCCTTAATTTGGTTTAATGTATTATTTGTCCAATATCTACCATTAACGCTTATTAAAACTGTTCTAAAATCTACATCTTTATCTGGAATTTTATATTCTTGCTTGTCAAGATCGACGCTTATAGCTACTTCTTTTATTAAGCTAGTTCCACCATAAAATTCTAAAGTGCTTGATAGATCTATTGTGGTTTTTGGTCCAATATGATAAAAATAGATTTTTGTGTTATTTTGGCTAGTACCCTCAAAAGTTGCAAATCTATCGATCTGAGCCAAATTATTTGAATTGGATTTAGTAAAAGTTATGAGTGCTAATGAAGATTTTTTTGTTGGGGGTGTAAATCCAGAAGTTTGAAGCAATTTTGATATTGATTCTAAATTTTTTGCCGTGGAAATAAAGGATTCATTGCTTAAAACATGTAAATAATGCATCCAAATGAGGTTATTGTAGGAAAAAAGCCGTAAAATCATATCCACGGCAGTCCCCTGACTGTCTAGATCAAACTGTTGACCGACCGAAGTTGTCTTTAAGTATGATACTAAATTTTGCTTCAGTTTGTCAAAATCTAAGTCTACAAGATTAATTTGTTGATCCATGAAACTATTTATTTGACCAAAAATTTAAAGGTAGAATTAGTCAAAACCTTTGTATTTTGATCATCGATAGAATAAGAAACATTTACAGATACTCTTCTATTGAAGATATTACTCTTATCGATAGTAAACTGGATATTTTTAATACCCTTAATGACAAATTTGCATTTATTTTGTAAAAAATTCAATATGTAATATTCTCTAGCTACGTTTTTATTGAATTTAAGCTCTTCAATAGGTGAACCAAGCGTAGTATCAAATCTTATTTCATACTTTTTTGTCAAAGATACCTGTTTTACCTGTTGATTAGTAAATGCTATTCTACTGTAGGTAGAGATATCATCTTTTTGATTGACTTTAAAAAGTATGTCTAAATCTTTTAAACTCATCGTTGGACTTCATTTATTACTGACAGATCCGATACCTTAGTATTTAGGAATGTCGAGTTGCTAATTGCATTTCCAAATGCAGACAGAGTTAAAACCATTTCGTGGTGTCTATCTTTAAAAATTTTATGAGATACAGATAACACCAACCATCTTCCATTTAGCTTTCCATCCTTTGATTGAAAGCCTGGAAGTTTAGGATCGTTTATAGAAATCACATCTCCAGCATTTACGGCAAATTTACCAGCAACATTTATTTGAACCTTTACGCAGTTCATCAAAGATAATAATGCTTGTCTGTAAAGTGGAGTTCTTAAATCGGTTTTCCAGAATGTGGAATTTTTAAGAGCAAAATTCAATAGCTTGGGGAATTTAGAACCTATTTTTGGACAACCACAACTGAATGGCAGTCTTGGTTCTGATAAGACACATCCCAAATAATCAGTTCCAAGAGAAGCACCTATGGCATCACACATCAGTGTTTGCTTATAAGCTTCATTCAACTGAGTACTTGTTGGTTCTGTCTGTGTTGTATCAACAGCATCTGGTTTTAATTTATTTGCATCAGATGCTGTAGGAAAAAATCTAGACATACATTCATCTACAGTTACAGGGAAACCTTCATCTATGGCTTTTTGGTTTGCACATTCATATGTTTTATTTTCAATGAATATCTCACCAACATTTACCGTATATGATGGATTAAACCCTACAATATTTTTTACAATTGTTGCTGGATCTAGCATGTTTCACACTGTCCTTCCTTATCGTTTTGTGTCTCAAACATGTATATTACAGGAGTATTTTTATATTCTTGATCTGTAAAGGTAAGACCTCTTATAGTTCTTATATCAACTTGGAACATCTTTACTAATTGACCGTGAGCTACATCGCTACACGGAGTCGTTGTGTTTGGATAAGAACCAACGGGAACATTTCTTAGTCCGAGCGGATAACCAGTGGCTGTAAAATTAGTACCAGGTCCTCCATATTCAGCAGATCCTGAAGTTTTATTGGTATATTCGTTTATGTTATAAGCTTCAAATTTTCTAGGAGTAATCGTTCCTTTTCTCCCATTAGTTAATTTTTTAATGAAGAAATTTGGATTTGTATTTGCAAAATCTGTAAAGAAATTACCTTCAAAATCCAAAGTTGTTGCTGTAGTAAATCCTAGAATCTTTGGAACTGCTTCTACTTCTTCCCAGGAATAAGCATATGCTTTAGCTCTTGTCGGGCTTGAAGCGGCAGTCAAGCCAGTTGCTCCTGTTATAATAGCCATGAAAGAATCATTTCCATTATTAACACAGCAGACAACATTTTTAAACACGTTCCACTTTTCTTTTAATTTTCTAAGTTTAAAGTAAGCAGCATTTTTTGTCATGAGTGTTTTCTTAATGCTTATATAAACTTTTGGTATATTCAGTGTTCTATTTGTAGTGTCTCCAAATGGATCTGCTTCATCTATATCATACATCGTTTGCCACAACGTAATACTATTTCTTGATGGAGTATTCTGCGGTGCTGTTATTCCCTCTAACGAATAATAGCTATAGGATGGTTCAGATCCAGACGAATTGTAATAGGATTCATCGTAATATCCAAAAGAAGAATCTGGATATACTCTTCTTGAATAATGTGTTAGCGTAACACCTGAAGTATTATTTGACAAATATTCTAACTTAAAATCATCAAATTTTATAACATCTGATACGGTAAAATCTAAAGGATAATCCGTATCTGTTCCTGAAGTATAAAAATTATAAATTGCCGCAGGAAATAAATCTTTTATTCTATAGATAACATTCTTTTTTACAACTGATTCTGTATCATCCAAGAATTTAAAATAAGGATTTTCAAAATTAGGATCTATTCTTTCGTAATAAGATCCGAATGTTCCGGCATTTTCTAATTCCATAAAAGAGATATTTGGAGTTACATTAACTGCATCAATTTTTTCTTCTCTTAAATTTGGATCTTGTGTTTCTGGATAGCTGTCTCTATCAATAGTTGTGTAATAAGCAACAGGTTCAGATTGTATTAGGGTTGACAGAGAAACAAAGTTTGTTGATGCCAAATCTTTCCAAAAGAAAACATCTGCTACTGGAGAAGATACCAAAGTATTTTGTACGTTTGAATTTTCAGCCAAATAATTTAAAAGATTTAAAACCTTTATCTGATCAGTTTTTGTTCCTGCTGGATATGTAATGGGTTTATTCTTTAACCATGCATAGTTTGTTGTTTTAGAAACATAAAAAACATCACCTGGAAAAAATATGGTAAACATATCTTTTACCCAGCTATCTCCTGTAACATCTCCTTGGGCAGTTGCATCGGATATTAGCTTTATATCTTCTACTACATCAACAGGAACTCTTTCATTGAAAAAATATGACTCATGAACAAATTTTAAATTTAATAATTTTGGAGTTGTCTTATCAGTATAATCAGTTCCTCTTGAAACCTGATAAATGTAAAAATCATTAATTGATATTGTTTGCCCGTTTCTATCTGTGATGTTTAAAGTTAGTTGATCTTTTCCACTAAAATTAAAATCAGCCATAGCATCAGAAGGATCTCTAATGACTAGAATTCCAGAAGGCACAGTTCCAAATATGCCCTCTTCAATTATTAATTGTTCAAATAAACCATAAGACTGGTTGTTGTTAGATATAGTCCATATAGTGTTATTGTGGCCATGCTTTATGGTTATAGAATTAATAGTTACTAGATCAGCTAATGCCATTCATCTTATCCTCAAATTTTTTAACATAATTTTCTTCAACAAAAGTCATTATATTGTTCTTGTCTAGTAAATTTTCTTTTTCGTTTATATAAGAAAAATTAGAAGTAGATCCTGTGTTCTTCAAAGAAACATATTCATTTATAGCAGTTGTATTGTCTTCGCATACAATATTAGATTCATTTAAAAAATAAATTGCAGAATCTGCATATGGCTCTACTAAGTTAAGAGTAATATTGCCAGAGACATAACTCCAAGAACCATTTGTATTTCTTATGATGTTATAAGATCCCGTTCCTAAAGATCCAACTACTAGCAATTTAAGTTTACTTACATTGTCATTTACTTCATTCACATATCCAAAATTACCAGTTACACAGAATCCGGCAGAAAAACCAGAATCTGATGGTGCAATCAAATCCCCCGGTTGTAAACAGGCTCCAGATATGCCGCTAAAAAATCCTGCCTTGTAAGAATTTAAAAGTGTTTCTTGTTCTTCTATTGTGTATGGAAACTGAGTAAATGGATTTAATATTTTTGATGCATAAATTGGAACAAAATAATATTTTGGATCACTATAAGTTTGAGATGAAATTCTATCTAATAAGACATCTTCATCTATTTTTTTAGAATAAAAAAATTCTTCCAATTCTGACAGATCATAATTGGTTGCTATATCAACTATAGTCTTATCAACACCATCAAAATTGTATTCTATTTTTTTAAATTTATCAAACATTATACACCCGCTGAAATTTCAGATTTACTATAAACAAGTCCATTTTTATATGTTCCTTGTTCAAATTCTTTAAAGGTCAAGCTCAAACTCGTTGCTATCGGAGTTCCATCTTGGAAAAATTTTGCTGGAGTTTCTTCGCCAAAGGGTATTTTGTTTATTCCAACTCCAACCAAAACACACACCAATGGATCTCCAAGCCATTGTCTGGTAAGATATTCCGAGTTTCCTTGGCCTATGATCTGCAATCTCCATAGTGGTGGTGGGAAAACTCTTTCTGGTATTTCCGTGGCTTCTGGATAAGAAGCAACTCTAAAAGCTTCACAAATATCCCCAATGGCAGAAGATTCGTTAAAATCTTTTGGAACCATCGTATATTTGAATGTAAATTCTCTTCTAGCCTCTCCAACCAATGACATTTCTGTTAGATTAGTAAATCTTCTAATCGTTGATGTAGAAGATAGGGCCTCAAAATTTGCTAAAATAGGATCGAGAAAGGCTCGTTTGAGTAAACCTTCTCTACCACCAGGACTGTTTGCTTCACCAGCAGCAGATAAAATTGGTCCTACCGGATTTACACCCTCTGAAAAGGTATGTTCCGTTTTTATGTTTATATCTAATGGCAAAGGAAGCTGAATATAATCAAATGCTCTTGAAGAAATTGCACTGCGAGTTCTATTTACAGCCAACACATTGTATTCGGCTGCTTGGAACAGAACCCAATATGGTACTTCTGGAGTGTCGTTTAGTGGAAAAATAAAAGGCATTTTTGCTTCTTTACTATATATTTCATGCCGTACAAAACAAAATTTGTACCAGTTAATAGGAATAAGTATGTCGGTAATGTCGATAAAATTTTATGCAAATCTCTCTGGGAAAGAAAACTTTGCAAATATTTCGACGCTAGCGAGAAAGTTGTAAGTTGGTGCTATGAATGCCTCAAAATTCCGTACATTTCCCCTATTGATAACAAACGCCATACTTATTTCCCTGACTTTGTTGTTCAACTTCTTGACAAAGATAACGAGAAAAAAACATTAGTCGTGGAAGTAAAACCAGAAAAGCAGACAAAAAAACCTCTTAATCCAAAAAGAAAATCCTATAAGGGGGATGTTAAAACATTTTTAGTAAACGAAGCAAAATGGAAAGCTGCAAATTGTTTATGTGAAAATAATCATTGGGAATTTAAACTCTTAACAGAAAAAAATATATTCAAATGAACTCAATTTCTTACATAAAACAAGTAATCAATCAAGCTGGTGGCATACAAAGAACCAACCGATTCAATGTAACGGTGGATACTCCAGATGGTATAAACACGATACCAGCACAAAAAGTAACATTCGGTGGAAGACAAATTGATACGGTATCCGATTTCATGTCAGGTCCTGGCAATGGTAGAAATATACCAATGAATCAAAACTATGGTCCAGGAAAAGAAGCAAATCTTTTAATAACATTTCCCGTGGAACAGGATTGGAATACTTATAAAAAAATAGAAAATTGGATGAATACCCTTGTAAATGATGGAAGCCTTCCACAATATTATGGACCATCGTTTGCAAGACCTTACAATAGCTATGCAAGACCAGGCTTAGTTGTTGTGGAGTGCCTTGATATGAATGGCGGAACCAAAGCAACATTTACTTTTTCGGAAGCTTATCCAGTAAAAATATATCCAATTGAGATGAGCGCAGAATTTTCAGATAAATTTTTAACTTTTGATGTAGGATTTATATTTAGAAATTATGGTGTATCATGATTAAAGACTTTAAAAGAAATTTTCCAACGTATAAAACAATTCAACCAAGTACTGGCAAAGAAATATCTTTTAGACCATTTCTTGTATCAGACGAAAAGAATCTTTTGCTTATAAAAGAAGAAAAGGATACTTCTTTAATAGTAAAGAATATTCACAGTCTACTTACAAGTTGCTTTTCAGATATTGATCCAGACGGTATAACGCTGCAAGATTTAGAATATCTTTTTTGTATTTTGAGATCAAAATCAGTAGGTGAAATAGTAAAAACAAATTTTACTTGCCCAGAAACTGGAGAAAAAATAAAAACAAGTTTAGATTTGTCTAAGCTCACTGTCGATAGAAAAAATTCAGAAAAAGAAATTATC